AAACGATAGGATAAAAGCCAAAGGCTTGTCCATCTGTAATATTTAAGTGTACTCCGTTCTCATCTTTCCAAACTTTAGGTAAGGAAGTAAATTTCTTAATTGCACCTTCGTGTTGTATTGCTATCATAATTACGCTTCTTGAGAAATTGTAGCCCATTGTTCAGTTGAGCCATTAGTTGATACTATTTGAATTAGGTTACTTACTGTACCATCATACGTTCCTGTGATTGTCTTAACCGAAGCAGGAAGTGTTAGAGTAAAGTCTCCTGTGATTACTAAATCCTTTACCATACCCGTCTCTACACTTGAAAAGGTTAAAGTAGTATTGGCTGATAATGTTTTAGTGAATACCGCAGCAGAAGAAAAGTCTACATCACTCGCAGAGATAGTTGCGGAAGTAGTAAACTCACTACCCATTTTAGCATAAGAAACTCCATCGTCTGCTAAACTTACTGTTACATCTCCTGTAGCTTGGTCTACCGCTACTCCTGTACCTGCAATTATTGAACCTACATCTCCTGCATCATCTGAATACAGTTCAGTAAAGTTGTCGTTCACTTTGTCAAAGGCGGTTCTTAATGGGTCTCCTGTTCCATCATTTGCGGTAGTCCCAATATTAATCGTTTGTTGTGCCATATCTTTTTAAAATTGTGTTGCGTCTGCTTTTATATTTGTATTGTCTGCGGTTACTAAAGTTGTGTCAGCAAATAATAAACTACCTTCAAAATTAAATGGGTATATAATACCCCAACTATTAGCTTCGTTTACGTTTCCTGCCCATACATCGTCATAAACCTCTCCCCAAGAGATGTTATTCCTACCGTACCAATCTTCAATGTTTGCCATACCTATATAACGTATTATTTTTTGTTTTTGTTTTTATTTTTCACGTATTTAATAAGCTTACTTAGATTGGCTTTTTTTATTTCGTATGTCTTTATAATACCCATCCCACAAAGTTGTTATTTCTATCCGGATTCATATCCTCATTTGTGTTACTATAATACTCTGTATACTTACTAGAAGCATTAAAAGACATATGGTCTAGAAATCTTGTAGTATAAAAATCTGCAAAATGTCTATGTCTTTGTACTAGAAAATCTATTTCTTCTTTGCTAGGCGTTTCTGCGTTTTCGCTTCTGTGCTTAAATAAACCACCGTTTTTTATCTCATAAGCTGCGAAAGGCAAATAGTCTACCATTGCATAGTGTATTAACATAGGTTGAATATAAGAGTTAACTAAGGTTAAATAGTCCCCCTCTAATTCATCGTTTATTATGTCAGTACTTATTTTATTGTATAAATCCGTTCCAAGATAATTTTGGATATGCATTTGTTGTGCAATCTTTATAAATTGTATGAATTTATCTGTGTCAACGTTTCCGTTTATGATAGTATTCTTTACTAAGTCATCTCGTTTTATAAATAGTGCAGTTGCCATAGTTTATGCTCTCCAATAGTTATTATTCTCTCCGGCAATTTGTGCCACTCTTTTATCATTCTCTTCGAATCTCGCATCTTTTCTCTCGCTAGGGTCAAGATTATTTATCATCTTTCTTGCCTCGTTTACAGAAATTTTACGGTTATTTTTTCTCATATAGATTTTTCTCATCCAAAAGTGTTTACAATTAACTCCTCCTTTGAATAAAAATGGATTATACGAGTTAGATCCACCCTCTCCAAAACCTTCATTAACAGACAGCTCTTTATTTAAATCCTCAACCCTATATAGTTTTTGAGCTTTTACCATCTTTTTACAAAAGTCTCTACTGTTTTCACTTACCGATAACGGCGCATATTGATACCGGACTTTGAATAAGGATGTGTCTTGTTCGCTACTTTTACTAGGTGTACCCTTTATTACGTTTGCGAAGTTCATTATACCCTCTATATGAGCGTCTCTCTCGTGGTCTGCCGGTCTTTCGTCAACTAAAACGTATTCCTCGCTTAATTCCTCTCCAACGCTCTCTAAAGCCTCTAAAACGCTTTTACGCATTTCTTCCGCTGCTTCTACAGGTACACAATTAGGTACTTTCTTTCCATCTTTTGTTTTCCAACCTATCATTTCATATCCTTCCCAACAAGGTTCTTTTAACTCTTGTTCAGATAGTGATAACTTTTGTCCGGTTTCCTCTTCAACTTGCTCTTTAGTCATAGCGTTATCAAGTTCTGTAAACTCAATAGGTTGCAAAGTCTTAAAGTATAGCCTTAGTGATATATCATTAAACGCAAGTATTTTATCGAAAGCGTCAATTAAAAGATTTTGAAACGGTCTTATTACAGTATTATCCATCAAATTAGAAGCCGTTTTAAGCTCTTCTGCGTTGTTTCCGAGACCGGTCTGGTCTTTTATGCCTAATAGCATAGGGGAAACTATCCTGTGGCTTACCATTATCTTTCTCATCGATTCATCTGAAAGGAATTGATATTGGTTATGAGCATCGGATAATTGTACAGGCTCTATACTTGCAGATTGGTCGTTATTATCATTAAATGAGAGTATAAATCTACCGGCATTAGACGTTCCGCTAAACTTGTCTTTTATTCTACTCTCTATCATTTGACGTTCCTCTTCCGTAGGTACGCCGTTATTAAAGTTAATTAACATAGATGGAGCTAATCCATTCATTATGTTATTTAAGTGGTAGTTTGCAATCTCTTCCTCTAGTTCCGAATATTGTAAGCCACCTTGATAATCTACAGGGGAGTAATAGTAGTAACCGGTCTTATATGGCTTTACATATAAAATCTCGATACCCTCATTACTGAAACCGAATGCAGGTATACGCTTTAGGTTATCTTGTGGCTTTACTTTAGACCAATTCGAGTGATAAAAATAAGCTTCTATATCTCCATCCTCGTTACACTTTTCCGCCCTTAGGGTTTCTACAGGGAAGTGTTCTACTTGCACGATTTGAGACCTATCTTTAGAATAGATAACTTGCATAGAGCATTGACCCATTAACTTTAGGTCACTTGCTAACTTTTGTACACAATCGTTTCTAAAAAGACCTTTCATCTTAGCATAGCCATCCGGATTTTTATTAGAATCACTAGCGTCTAAACCTTCTCCAAATATTAATTGCGATATGCCGTTTATAGCAGCGTTATTGGTAGGACTTCCGTTGTAACGGTCTATTAAATATTGAAAATAATTGTTATCATCCCCGTATGAGACGTAATCCTTATTCTTTTCCTCTTTTACTTTAGGCGATGTGTATGTGCCTAATTGTACTATTTTAATGCTCATAAGATGATATAATCGTTATCGTATGTCGTTTCTGTGTCATAAACGTCTTTATTGATAGTATAGTAGTCATTACTAGATTGGTCTACAGTTTGGTCGGTGCAAAATACTTTGTCTTTGTATATAGTAGCTCCCGAAGATGTAAGTTTTAAATCATAATAATGTCCTTCTTTTAGAGAAAATGATTCAGATATAATATTGTAATCTCCATCTTCTGTTAAGGTTATGTCACTAAAAGTAGTAACCGTATTTGTTTGGTCATCTCTTAATGTAAGGGTAGCCGTAGTTACATATTCTCTAGGAATCACTTTTATAGTTTGCGCTCCGGATGAGGTGCTTAATATTTTCATACTAATATAACGCAATAAAAATCTTTTTTGCATAAAAAAAGGGTTACATTTCTGCAACCCCTTTAAAATCAAATGAAAAATTAATTATGGTGCTACTTGTGTTGCACTAGCAGCTCCCGTAACTACTGTGGCGGTTACAAAATAAGCAGGGATAGTTTCCTGTGCAGTTAATGTAAGAGTAAATCCGCTAAGGTCTCCCATAGCAGCTCCCGTTACAATAGTTCCGCCACTTACTTCCGCTCCGTGTACCGCACCTACTAAAAGATAGTTTCCGTTGTAATCTTCAACGAATACGTGTGGTCTAGCGTGTGCAATTAATTTTAACTCCTCTTGTGTAGCTAAATCAAGTTTTGTTAAAGTTAAATTCAAGGTTTGCTCATAGAAAACTGTACCGTTCTCAGTTGAGGCATTTATTGTTTGCTCTAAAGAAGAGTTACCTTTTAAGTCAAATTGGAATAAGGTAGGTGTACCGCTGATCGAATCAACGTTTCCGCTAGTTACTGTTAAAGTACCTAGAGTGTCGTAATCAGCAAAATATACCGCCTTTAATCCACCTACTGAATCTCTACAGGGTAAGCTTCTTCCGGTTGTTAATGTACAAGCCATATTTTAGGGTATTAAAAAAGGGCAGGTAGGCTTTTCGGCTTACCCACCCTCTAAGTTAATTAATTGATTATTGTTTATTATGGGTTATTAGCTGTGTTAGCAATACCATAAGTTATGATGTCCTCTACATTTCCGTATTGAACTCCGGCAGTAAATCTCATAATTACTCTCGCATTTTGAGAACCATCTAGGTCAGCCATATCTAATACTTTTACTTCGTTTTGGTCAGAAAGTAATCCTGTTCCAAAGTATAAGTTAGATTTTTCAGCAGCAATAGCATCGTTATCAGCAAGACCATTAGCTACGAACAATTTAACGCCATCAAAAGATAGTGCGCCGTTGTTCCACCATTGAGTACCTTGAGCGTTAACCCCGTTTGCACCAAGTCCGGCTGCTCCGAATCCACCTAAAGCTCTTACATAAGCTCTTGCGATATTTTGAGATACATAAATGTATAAATCTTCACTTCCATAAAGAGTAGAAGGAATGGCGTCAACGATTTTACCTAATTCAGTAATTACGTTAGCAGCAGTTACAGTAGTACCTGCAATTTCGTTTGCAACAGGCAAAGCGGCATCTGCCCCTAATAGTGTAGCTATTCCATTAAACTCTCCGGCATTAGCAGTTACTCCACTCCAAATGTTTTGCTCAGTTTTTTCTGCAACTTTAGCCACAACGTGAGCCAATAAGAAATCAGCAAATTTTGGTGGTAATTGGTCGAATGCAGAGAATCCTTGTTGAGCAGCTTCCCAATCTGAATGGAAATCTGATTTACAAAGCTCTAAGTTTACTTGAAACTCTTCCGGTTGCAAAATTCTCTCAGTAAGAGTAAGCGTTCCGGCATCTGTAAAGTCACAAGAAGCGTTTCCGATAATTCCACTTGTAGAAACTTTCTTTACTACTTCTTTATATTTTACATTAGGCTTAACAGTGATACCACCGTTATCGATAGTGGCTCCTGATAATAGGGCAGCGGAAATGTACTCCTGTGCAAATTCCCCTGCATATGTAGTAGTTATACTAGGTGTTGGCATTTTCTAAAATTTATTTGTTAAAAAGTTTATTGAATACTTTGTCATACGTTGTATGAGCTCTATTTTGCGAAATTTGTCTCATTTTTACATCGGTTTTCGCTTCCGGATTGTGTTTGATAGGTTTAGATGCGGGAGTCTCAGAAAGCTCTTGTTTTACTTCCTCTTCCACCTTCTCTTTAGCTAGTTTTTCCTCTTCTTTTTCTTTCATCTTTCCTAGCTCATCCTTAACATATCCCAACTCTTCTTTCATTTCCTCAATCATAGGACTTACTGCCTGTACAACTGCGTCAACAATTTGAGTCATTTCGTCTTTGTCCTCTTCGAGATTCTCTTCTACAACCTCTTCAGATAACTCTTCCGCTTCCGGCTCATCTTCTTTAGCTTCCTCTTCGGGAGCTTCCTCAGATTTTTTGCTACCGGTTGCGACTTCATCGTTTGACAAATCTTCTTTCATCTCAGCTTCCTCTTCTTTAGCTTCGCCCATAGATGCGATTACCCCTTCCTCTTCGACTATTAGTGATTTACCATCTTCGAGTGTATACTCTCCAATAGGCATAGGCACTTTTTCATCTTCGGTTACGATAAATACGCTCTCTCCGGATGCAAAACTGTCAGCTTCAATGATTGTTCCATTTTCTAACTTCATTTCTTCTAGCTCTACTTTAGCTTGTAGCAACGTCGTTATTTTGGATAACATTTCGCTTGGTTTCATAAATTATTATTTTTTTTTACGTTAATAAAAGCACATATTCCGTTCTCTTCTAGGTAATAACCGTATGGAAGATACCGTAAATTGTACTCTTTATGAGTAATCTTATTAATATAACGGCTCTTTATTTTTTTTTGCATTTTTATGCGTTACATTCTTCGCAAGTATCGAATGCGTCTCCTACAGAAACTATATGAACGCCCTCTTGTTGTTGCTCTTTTACAACTGTATGGCATCCTGTATCAGCGTTTTCTATTACCATATTGTAGGTTTTTCCGACCTCTAAAGTACCGTGATAGTGAACATTATGGTGGTGTCCGCTTTCGCAATCTACTACATAGTAACCCTTCCAAGGCGTAGTGAATAACTCTCCATAAAGCATACCAATACCTTGAGCGTGTATAGAACCATCGCAACAATCTCTAGAATACGTTTCGGTTTCCCAACAAAGACAAGCTCTCTTAGAGTGTCTGGGACTTGTTCTACTTGGTATCTTACTCATTTGAAAGTTTTCATTTTTTCTATTGCCCAATTAATACCGGTAGTACCTCCCCAAGCATCCCACATAATACCTCCGCATCCTTCATCGTATGGCACTTTACTATTTTGCTTGTGTCTATTAAAAGAAGCCATTCTTGCTATTGTGTCACGGCTTATCTTTTCTTTATTTGCTAATTGTCTAGCACGTGTCCAACCTACTTTAGTACCGCACTTTACATTATTCTCTTCCTTATATTTTATTGCCCTTTTAGCATTGTTACTAGCAGCGTCTGGATAATCGTTGAAGCTTTCTAATTGGTAGATAATCATATCTTTTTTTATAGATAGTAATTTCATACCGGCTTCTATTTCGGCACTTAAATCTTCCTCCACCGGTTCTTTAGGTCTCTCAGCCTTATCTGCAAAATATCCTTCAATAGAGAATCCTTTTACCATTCCGGTTTTTACAAACTCCTCCCATACTTTCTCGTTGTTTACTTTTATAGAGCCTGCCCAAGTTCCTAATGGCAAATCCATACCATATAAAGCCGTTTTATCTTTTTCCTTATCTTCTACTATCCAAGACTCCACTAAAGAAAGTCCATTAATCTTTTCGAAGTGTTCGTATGTGGCATTACTTTGATTACCTTTCATTAGGTATAGCTCTGAGGCTTTTCTTACCGTATCTTTAGTAAAATAGATGTAATACTCCTCTTTATCATCTTTTCTGTATATAGGCTTATTGGGTACTAATATAGCTCCCATTAATAACCTTTTCTCTGTGTCAACTTCTGCAAACTTATATTGCTTTTGTTTATTAAGAGCTACAAAATTCTCTTCTATGGCAGGATGTTCTACGATTGATATAGCGTCTATTCCGCTGAACTCATCTTCCTCGTCTATGATTAATTCTACTATTCTCATACTTATTTAACGTTTGTTATAAAAATTTTGCATTATCCTATACTAGCTGACTCTACAATATTACGCTCTAAAGCTTGTGATGTAGTAACGTCACTAGATACCACATATGCTTTAGCCGGTTTCGTTTCTTTTTCTCCTATGGCTTCTGCTAATTGGTTTGTAGGATTCGCTCCAACAACATTAAATGCCGGCGGTGCAGGAGCAGTAGACTTAGAAAGATTAGCACTAGGGTTTTCTGGGTTTACCGCAGTAATGTCTTTTACCGTTTTAAATCCTGTCGCTAATACTCCGGCAATACTTACTGCTTTTTGTATTGAACCAAATGGCTCTGGTATCACAGACTTACTTGCTAAAACTTGCGTTACACCTAAGTAGGTATTCATTATAGCTTGTGCAATAGCGGCTGCTTTTCCTGCTTTAGAATTTTCTCCTAGTAAACTAGCTACCGCACCAAATCCATCGGCTAGTATTGCTATTTTTTGCTCTTTTAAGGATTGTTCTGCATCTAAACTTTGTTGGTTTAACTCATCCTCTCTTAATCTATAATCTTCTTTTAATCTTGCCCGTTCAGCCTCCGCATCCGCTCTAGCTTGTGTACCTAAAGCAGCGGCATCTATTTGAGCTTGTACTCTTTCTAGTTCTATTCTTTTTTCTTCCGCTAAAGCTTCTTGTAATAGCTCTATTCGTCTTACGTGAACCGACTCTTGTTCTGCTAAAGATTGTAATCTAGATATTGAAATCTCATTCTCTACTTCTTTTTGTGTCTTAGTAAGCTCAAGCTCCTCTTTTCTTAGAGCGTTT